GGGGCTTCCTTATCCCCAAACACATTATGCCAGTTCTCCCAAAACGCCTGCGCAGTAGGGCGTTGGCGGCTACCCTTACTCACTTTCAACTGCCTCTGTACCTAAAGACACTAGTTTTCTATGCGATAGGGGGGGTTGCCAACAGTATTCATCTTTGTCGCCCCTAAAAGACAGCATGTATAGGCTCTCTAAGATGTTTAGTTCAGACTTGTCACAGATTATGTATGCGAAAGAATCAAAAGCCTTAGTCCTTCGGTGCTCCTCTACCCTCCGTAATATGTTTATAGATTGCCCTACGTATACTACTGAGTTACCCCGCACTAGAAAATAAATACCTATCTTATGCTCTGGTTTTCTAGCCCCCAGTACCACTTCTTGCTCTAGTAAAAGACGTTTACCTGTCAACCTATAACTAGCGTCATGCAACTCTAATTTGTGCGTAGCTCTATGTTGTTTAATTATTTCTTGGGACACTGCGTCACGGTCGTAGTAAAATGGGTCTTGACGTTTTTTCATTCTATCCTCAAGAAACTCTATTGCCGTAGCCCCAGACGGCAGACTGGCACAAGCAAGTTCGGCCAGTGCTAGTTGTCTACGCTTGATGTTGTCTATAGTCTTTTTACTGTGCGCCATACATTACCCCTCCACACTTGCTATTAACTTGTTTAGGTACCACTGCGCTTTCTTCAAGTCCTCTAGCGGCTTACCCTTTCGCTCATACCTCCAAAGGTATTTCAGACATGCGCCTTTGCAGTAACCTTGGAATGCTTCGGCAGTCATGCTCGCTTCTATACCCTCAATACATTCGATGTTGCCATAGGTATAGTGGTTGGGGTGGTTGACCATATCGTCGGGCGGGTTGTCCATGGCCGTACCCCAATGCTCTAGCCCAGTTTTCTCTATCGCGGGGGCAAGGGCACGTAACCTATCCCAATCGGCTGGTGTTGCGTCATCAATACTCATACTATCCTCCGAGGATTTGTTTAATATCATTCATATTGTCTTCGTTAACTACGCACGCTATTCCGTACGCGTCGCTTATCTCTCTGAGATTCTTTTCCTGTAAAGCTGTTGGCGTGTTCTTGCCTGCCTTACATTCGATCCCAAAGAACTTCCCGTTGTAGCAACCTACTATGTCAGGCACTCCGCTCTTACCGTATCCCCCAGTAGCAGGGAAAAAGTAATAACACCCTAACGCTTTCAACTGCTCAACTATCTTCTTCTTAACCTTCCCTTCTGGCGTCATCGCCATAACCCTCTCCTTTTAGCCGAGAACTGGTATCAGTCCCTCTATTATTTAAATACCCAGAATGTGTGTTCGTCGATGCGCCTACCAATACCCTCTACAGGTTCGGTGGGCGGTGTAGGGTCACACATCATCAGCACCGAGAGCCTTTCTTCAAGCCACTCCGGTACATCTTCATCCAGATCATATAACCCCTCACACTCCGAGTCAACACAATTCATACCCAAACACGTTACCTCAATACTATTGGTGTACCCCAGCGTAGTAACGCGGTAAGCGTTGGGCATTTCTGTCGGATCGTTCCATATCGTATCATTGTGTGACATAGAACAGAGCCTCACTGTGACGGTACCCAACCTGCGGCACGTAGTCCCCCACCCCACATATAGACAGTGTGGACAGTTTACCCAACACGCCATCGGGTAAATCATCATAGTAAGTAGTAGCTCGAGGCGGCGTATTCCTCTTCATATTGTGCATATCCCCCACCGTACATACATCGAACGCTTGCTTACCTAACCTCTCGTACACTCGAATAGCATACATAGGCATCTCTGCGTCATACTTGGATTGATCTTTCGCCCCTTTGGCCACGCGTAAAGACGTTAGGTTATCTGGTACAGTCTTATCTAAAAACTCATACCCAGAGTCCAGTAGCATGTACATCTCATTGAGTATTGGGGCGGTCACTTGTTCGCGTGTCTCGTTCCATTCCCCACCGAGCAATCGGCTCCACGCAGTGCAATGCTTAGTTTGAGTATCATCTACCGCACGCATTAACGCACTCCTACATTTAGTCCTACTGGCAGACACTACCTCGCTGTGCGTACATCTGCGCAAGTACTTCTTTGCATTCCGCATGGCCTGTACTGGTAAGGCAGTGACCTTTGTACGGAACTCCGAAGCGTAGTTGCTGTGCTTGTTATTGACTATGTCTCTACTGTACACACTGTACACTATCTTCTCTTTGGTATGGCAGAACCCTACTTCTATCCAACCCATAGTGTATTCGTCCTCGGGGTAGTAAACGTGATACACCGTGTCTCGATGACTGCTATCGTGGTCAGGGCGTACCTCACAACCTCTGAAGGCTTCCTTTATCTCATTGATAAACCAATTCAACTCGTAACGGTTTGTCGCGTTACCTACGGGTGAAGGCAGGGCAATCCTCTGTGCGTCAGCAACTGTATATAGACAGTACTTCCCCTCCTCGTTGTATGAATAATCAGCCATGTTATTTCACCTCTCTGTATTCTTCAAATGACTCATTGAACGCGCCCATGTAGTTAACCCACGTATTGAACTTGGCGCGGAACTTCTTAGGGTCACTTGTTAGGCTGACGTTAGTAGTTGGGTTTGTGTCTCCCCAGTACCTGTTACCCATGCTTTGTGCTAACTCACACAGGAACGCGTGTACCATAGTGGTACGTTGCTCGTGTTGATCGTCCATTAGCATGTCTCTAAACGTGTCACCCCTGACTGCATTAGCCCCCCACGTTGCCTCGCGGTTGGTATCCCAGCCCATAGTGCCCTCAAGCATGGGGGTCATAGTCCACGCCCAGTGCAAGTACTCGTCGATAGCTTTCTTGTACGGTGCCTTGGCTTCTTTGTTAACACGTACTCGTGTGATAGGTACAGGGTGCGGGTCGCTCGTCAATGTCCATGCCCCGTTGTGTCGGTACCCTGCTACTGGATTCTGTTTACTGGTGGTAAACACCACCGGCTTGGCAACATCCTTGGGTAAGTAGTAGCGGCTGCCGTCATAACGTATGTACTGCTTGCCGCTATCCACAATGAAGTCCATGCCCATAGGCATACAACGCTCAAGGAACGAGTACCTGCCATTGTGTGCATAGTCACCCGTCTCGTTACGAAACCATACTGTGTCAGTACCATTGTCATTACGAACCCAGATCACTGCGGCAGTGTGCGACAGTTGATGCTCCCCGTAATCTGATAACACGTACTGGTGTGGGTACACCTTGATGATACATTCCCACTTACGTCTGCGATCCCCGAGAGGCACTATGTTAGTACCCCTGATTGGTTTGGTGTTGTTGTACAAATGTTCCACGTGCGTGAAACTGTCTAGCCCATAATTTAACATAGCCATAATATTGCTCCGAGTTGTTTTGTTATAACACGTGTTATAACTTCTAGTTAGTTACCCCTGTTGTATGCGTTGCCACGCACGTTGCACTGTACCCACGTCATTGCGGTCGTAGTCACTATCCACTGGTGTATCTCTAACGTGTTCATAGTAGAACTCCAACGCCTCGTCTATAGTGTTGACAGCTTCTGCCCACTCCATACGTAACTCATCCGCAGTTGATCGGAGGCAATCTTTCGATGCTCCCGCATACTTATTATCACTCATGTCAGTCTCCTCTTTAACCATTCTCCCGAGAACTTCTCAGTGTGTGTACTGAAAGAACTCCTCTGCTTGGGGGTAATAGTACCCCTAGACTTACTGCCAAACTTAGTGTCGGTATGTAGGGGGCGTAGATGTGAGTCATGCGCCTCCAATGTTCTGTGTAGTCTGGTAGCCATTGCGTTATGCGGCACGCCCGATACACTCGCGTACTCTCTCGCCGTATACATGTGTCCTGTTACTAAGTCAGGGTGTGAACCCATAAACTTTATAAGTCGTGCCGCCATTACATATCCCTCGATTTGATGTGTACTGCCTTACCCTCATCGGGTACTGCGCCCTTGTTATCCAGTATCGCCCAGAGTATAGGGCAAGTCCAGTCACCCCAACCAGAGTACAAGTAGCCATCAGTAAGGACGATACACGCTTGAGGCTTGATACCCTCGTCGGCCATGTACTGCGTGACGCAGTTGACATCGGTACCACCCCCGCCCATAGGCTTGGTAGACTTGGTCAGATTGTCTAGCTCGTGCATGTCGTATGCCTCGTCACCCACAACACTGCTACCCCAATACAGTAGGCGTAGCTTGTCAGGTTTGACTGTGTCGCATACACCCTTGACCTCAGACAGGAACGCTGTCAACTCTCGTTGTCCGATAGAGCCTGACGTGTCAATGGCAATGACCAACTCACCCACCTGCTCACTGATACCGCTAGGCATGATGATACCCTGACTCATCAACCTGCGATTGGGTCGGGCGTATGTAGAGTAGTCGTTACCCGCACACGTATTCTGGATGAACTCACGTAGCACCTCGCGCCAGTCAACCTGTGGCTGTAGTAACTCGTCGAGATCGCGGTTGCCTGTACCGCCCATCTTACCTGCGGCCATGGCACCCTGACGTATTGCCTCGTCAATGTCCCGCGCCAACTCGCGTTGCTCCTCATCGGATAGAGACTGCGCACCCTCCCAGTCATGCTCATCGAATCCAGTTTCCTGACCTACTGCGGCATTGTTTGAACCTGTGGTACCACCTTCACTCTGTTCACCATCACCCTCTGACTCGTTATCCTGTGAGTCCTGCGACTGCTGTTCTTCTTGTTCCTTGCGTAGTATGTTGAACACCTGTGCGCTGTCCATACCGCGGAACCGCTCATCGACTAGCCCCCCATCGGGTAGTTGGGCGAACCCATCGTCCTTGTTGTCATCGACAATCTTGATGTTGATAACGTAGTCACACGCGCAGTTAGCTAGGTGTGGGTCAATGTCATACATCCACCGCCATGTAGTGAGGTGACGGTATAGCTTGTGCCCCTCGTCCTCGTGCAGTACTAGCCCACGCAATTCGGCATCGGTCAGTCCGTCAACGAATGCACGTCCGTACTTCACATCACGCCCATTGGTACAGGCTGTCGGTATATCATCCTCGATTGTTTTCTCACCGATCATCAACACACCGGCTAGTGCTGTGTATCTAGGATGCCCCATGATGGCGACGACTGCTTTGGACAGTCGCTCCTCTGCTGTAAGTTGTTTACCTATAGTCAACATAGTCTCTCTCCTATACCTTATCACTTGCGAACATGTAGTTGTTCTGCATAGCCCACGCGGTGAACTCCTTACTCTGCATCACAACATCGCGGTGTGCATACGAGTTAGCACGTATGCCATTGGCGAACAGACCTTGCGCCTCCTTGTCGAGACGTTGCATATACGTCACCCACGCATCAACCCAGTCACGTTGCATCGCACCCATAGCACGGAACACTGTCATGCATACGGCTGATGCTGACTCGGGTACTTTGGCGTTGAGCGGATCGTCCTTGATAGACTGTAGGCTCGGTAGTTGGTCGGCCAGCTTCACAAACGCCATCATGTCCATAGCGCCCCGGTCACCGATGGTACCCATAAGTAAAGCTGTCAGGGTGTGATCGTCATACTGATCGCGTAGCTTGAGTATGTCACTACAAGCTTCCAATGATCTTGGCGTAACAAAAGCTGTACGCTGTGCTTTGGGGTGGTTGATGTATGGATTGTCGTTCGGGTCTTTGACATCCTCGAACCCCTGTAGTATCTGAGGGAACTCACGTATGAATCCCAACACAATAGGCTCCCATACGTGATTGATACCATACTCAATCAACTCGTCACTGGTAGACTTGCGTGCTGTGACCACTGTGATGCGATTGCGTGCGTGTGGTGGTAACAGATCGCCCACACCCTCTGCGCCTAGGTTGGTC